AACCATAAGGTTGCCAAGATGTGGATGGCATCGATAGGAAAGTGTGGGCTTTCACTCACTGGGGGGATCCCAATCTTGCAGCATTTCTATACCATGTTAGTTCGTGGTAGTGAAGGGGCAAAGATGTTGGTTGATCCCACCATTGGTACTTATCGAGATCTCACCATTGGCATGAAGAGAGAAGTAATAACTGAAATAAGTTGTGAAACCCGATTTTCATTTTGGTTGGCTTTTGGAATAACACCAGAAGCGCAAATTGCTATTGAAAATTTCTATCAGGATACTGACTTGGTTTCAACAATTGTTGAATACCAATCTCATGTATTGCTCCCAATTTAGATTCATATTCCGAAGAATTCAAACTACCTGCTTGGAAAGCATTGGGTCAATGAATGTTATTCCCCAAAACTATTACTTTAGTGCTAACCAGAACGCCAACAGACTGCACGGCGGTTCTCAGTAATGAGTTTTTCATTGATGTACAGTCGCTCTCGTCATGAGGCATCCAATACAATGACAAGAAAGACAAAACAAAGAAAGGGAGCTACTCCTTTAGCGAAGATCCAATCGCTTGAAAAGAAGCTAAGTGCTCTATCAACAAGTAAGAAACCAAAGCAGAAACCTTTTTCTGCTGCGGGATCAATTGTTGGTAAGAGTATTGGATCCATGTTTGGAAATGCAAACACTGGATCCAAGATCGGTAAATGGTTAGGTTCAGGCATCGGTTCAATTTTTGGAAGTGGTGATTACACTTTGATGGGACCACAACCATCATATAATGTTTTAACCAACAGCACCCAGATCCCACAATTTTCTCAAACTAGACAATCTACACAGGTTTGTCATAGGGAATATTTAGGTGATATTAATGGTACTGCAGGTTTTAACAACACTTCTTATCCATTGAACCCAGGTGTTGCAGGAACCTTTCCATGGTTGGCAACTGTTGCCCAAAATTTTCAAGAATACAAATTTCATGGTTTGATTTTTGAATTTAGACCACTTATCACAGATTTTGTGACAAATGGAGCACCAGGTGTTGTCGTAATGGCCACTAACTATAATGCGGATTCACCAGTTTATACATCAAAACAACAGATGGAAAACAGTGAATTCGCGGTTTCGGTTAAACCAACAAATGCATTGATTCATGGTGTTGAATGTAAAATCAGTGAGACAATTTTGCCTCACCGATATATACGTTCAGGTGCTGTCCCCGCGAATCAAGATTTGAGGTTGTATGATTATGGGAACTTTCAATTTGCGACCCAAGCTAATCCAGTTCAAGACTTGGGTGAGCTCTGGGTTTCATATTGTGTTGAGCTTCTTAAACCGATATTACCACTGGATATTGGTGGTGATGTTAGTTCTAATCACACATATCGTACCCTTGTTAGTGGTCTTGTATCACCTTTGGGAGCCAACTCTGTAACTAATGTTGGATCCCTAGCTGTTACTTCGACACCAACAACCATATCATGGTTTGCGCAACCCCAACAGCAATATTTTGTGACTTTTATGTGGACCTTTGGGTCTGCTGCTTTTATTGCTCCGGGGTTTTCCATCACGGGCCTCAGTTTCCAACAGTATTTTGCTGGGGATACTGGAACAAATGTGACTGCGCCAACTGCAGGTGGTACCACCACACAAGGCACAATCACATTTATTTTTAAGTGCATACTTTTAAATCCCGGTAATGTGGTTGTAACTGCAAACCTTTTAGGTAGCTTTGGAGCATTGACTACTGTTGACATAATTGTCACAGAGTTAGATAATGCCATTACTACTTAAGTTTATCGACCCTCGGTAAGACGACTCCACCATTCCTGCCTAGGTAGGAGAATGGGAGAGTTGAGAAGCGATTGACCTCGTGGACCGTTTTAGTCGTGGAGCACACCACACAAAGCCTGGTACAGACCAGACAAATTGGAACTATGGTACTACAATCCCTTGTGATTGAAATGGGAGTTATCGCCCCTTCCTTTAGTAGTATTAGTGACGTCATTGACTATTGTAGTTGCAAACGATACTAGAAGTGTATACATGTACGCCAGGTAGGACATGTGGTTTCGATACCATATTGTTATCGGCCAGCCGCCATGTATTCCATTCATTCCTTACAGTTGATATGAATGTTCTAGGTGAGCAATGAGAGTAGACAATGATAGATATCACTAAGCGTATGGACTACGAAACAGTTCGGTAAGTGTAGAAGATTGCTCATGAAGTTATGAGTAATCCAACCAGATACACCGCTTGGAAGTCCAAGTAGAGCACCATGCAATTGGTAGTGCGCCGTTGGATCAAATCTGACAACGCGGATATGAAATAGAAATTTGCCCTCATATTCGTCAAC